TGCCGACCCCGCCGCCCATGCCGCCGCCGCCGATTGCCCCGCCGGGCATGGGTCCGGGCATGCCCCCGATGCCGATGCCGCCTCCGGGTCCGCCACCCGGCTTGGCTGGCGGCCCGCCCCCACCGGGCATGCCCCCGATGCCGCGCAAGCGCGGCGGCCGCGCCTACCGCTCCTACAAGGACATGGACGCAGGCGCCTTGGGCGGAATGGGTCGACTGGAGAAGGTCGAAATCGAGCACGGCAAGCGCGTCGGTCGCCTGTCAGGTGGCCGCGCACGATCCTACAAGGATATGGACGCGGGCTCTCTGGGCGGCATGGGCCGCATCGAGAAGATCGCGATCCAGAAGCACAAGCGATAGTCGTCGGCCGGCGGCGGGCCGCCGCGCTGTCTCCTCACAGCGCGGCGGCCTTTTCCTGCTTACTGGGAGGAGCCAGCATGCAAACGTACGACACCCGCCTCGGCAAGAAGTTCGCCGAATTGATCGCGGATCAGATGGCGACCATTACGCAGGCCGTGATGAATGGATCGCTGAAGAAAAAGGACTACAAGAAAGAAACCGGGCGCTTTAACGGCCTCCGCGAGGCGCTCGAAATCTATGAGGAAGCGGAGGCGACCATAAAAGGCGCAGAGAGGAGCTGAAATGCCGCAAATGGCTATGTCACACACGACCGACCCCAAGAAAGAACTGCTTGGCAAGGTCGGCAACGTCGATGGTATCGACGTTTTCAACAACGCGGTTCTGGTCGCGATCTATGTTCGCCCGACCAAGACCAAATCCGGCATCTACCTGACGGACAGCTACACCGACGAGGACCGCATTCAGGGCAAAGCCGGTCTTGTCGTCAAAAAAGGGCCCCGCGCTTTCATCGACGACACCGGGCAGTGGTTTGCCGGCGCCGATGTCAATGAAAACGACTGGGTGATCTTCCGGCCAAGCGACGGCTGGCCGATCAATGTCAACGGGGTGCCCTGCCGCCTGATCGACGACGTTTCGATCCGGGGCAAGGTCGATCAACCTGATCGTGTGTGGTGAGGACCAGATGAGCGAACAAGAGAAAGACGACGCGGTTGTTGTCGAAGAGCAGGCGCCGAAGGAAATCACGCTTGAGGAGGGCGTCGATGACCTGAAGCAGCGGCTGGCGGCGGCCGAATTGCGCGCCACCGCGGCCGAAACGGCCAAACACAAGGCCGAGCTTGAGGTGCATTCGGCGCGCGGCACCGTGCAGGAGACGAACCTGCATCTGGTGACCAACGCCATCGACACGCTGCGGCAGAGCAACGAGATCGCCAAGGCCAACTACAAGGCCGCGATGCTGGCAGGCGATTACGATGCGGCCGCGACGTATCAGGAGGATATGACAAACCACGCCGCCAAGCTGCTGCAACTCGACCAAGGCAAGCAGGTGCTTGAAAACACTCCGTTGCCCGCGGCGCCGGTGCAGCGGTCGTCCGATCCAATCGAGGCGTTCGCGTCGCAGCTCTCTTCGCGGTCGGCTGACTGGGTGCGCAGGCATCCGCAGTTCGTGACCGACCCCCGTCTCAATCAGAAGATGATTGCGGCGCATAACATGGCCATGGCCGACGGGCACGTTGCCGACAGCGACGAGTATTTTGCGACTGTCGAAACTTTGCTGCAAGTGAGCACGGGCGAGGCAAGGTCCGAGGCGGCGCAGTCTACGGGGCGCCGTTCGACCGCAACGCCGCCGCCCGCCGCGCCGGTAAGCCGCGATACACGCGGCGGCAATATCGTCCGTCTCACGTCCGAAGAGCGCGAGATGGCGGAAATGATGAAAATGACCCCCGAAGAGTATGCGAAGAACAAAGTCGCGCTCAAGAAGGAAGGAAGGATGCACTAATGGACACGATTGCTCAACAGCCCGCCACCCGCCGCCGCCGCATGCGCCGTCCCGAAGCGGAACCGGAAGAAGTGGTCGACACACGCCCCGCAATGCGCCCGGATTTGCGCGATGACGATTCTCGCGCTGCGGCTAAAAAGCGCGAAATCGAAATTCTCGGCCATCTCGGCGACATGGACGAGGGTGTCGACGAATTCTATGTCTCGCCGGACATGATCCCCGACGGCTGGACCTACGAGTGGAAGCGCCGCACCGTGTACGGGCAGGAAGACCCGGCATATCAGGTGGCGCTGGCACGCACGGGTTGGGAGCCTGTGCCCACACGCAGGCACCCCGAAATGATGCCGGTCAACTGGAAGGGTGAAGCCATCGAACGCAAGGGCATGATCCTGATGCAGCGTCCGAAGGCAATTACCGAACGCATCGAGGCGCTGGACTTGCGCAAGGCGCGCAATCAGGTTCGCGTCAAGGAAGAGCAGCTTGCCACGACCCCGCCGGGCACGATGCAGTCGGAGTACACCAACCCGAAGTCCAAACCGAAGATCAGCAAATCCTACGAAGCCATGCCGATCCCGAAGGACGCCTAGGGACGCAGGGACGAAGCAAAAAGGGGGCCTCGCGGCCCCCTTTTCATATTGTCAATATGACATGTTGATTATGGTAGGGGGTATAGTGCAGTATGTCGCTACGCGCCCCTCGGTGTGGGCGCTTAGTTCTCTGTCCCTGCGACCCTAGCGCCCCGGCGTGTTGCTACGGTTGCTCCTTGTAAGAAGGAGTATCCGACATGGCGAACACGAACTCGCCCTTTGGTTTTCGGCAGTACTACGGCGGCTCTGGCGGCGCCCCCACCTTTGCCCAGTCCACTCGTCTGATCGCCTCGACCGACACCACCGCGATCTACAGCGGCGATCCGGTCATGCCGGTCGTTTCCACGGCCAACGGCTACATCACGCAGGCGGCGCCGGGCACCACTACGCTCGCGGGCATCTTCCTCGGCTGCAAGTATCTCTCCACGTCGCAGAAGCGCATCGTCTGGAACAGCTACTGGACCGGCAGCGATGCCACGGGCGATGTCGAGGCATACATCGTCGACGACCCGAACGCGCAGTTCTCCGTCATGGGCAACTCGACCACGTTCAACATCACTGGCTCCCTGACCACCGTGACCAGCTCGACGGTCGGGCAGTACGCCCAGTTCGCCATCGGCACGGGCAACACCGCTTCCGGCCAGTCGGGTGCGTACCTCAACTCCGTCGCCACGACCGCAACTCTTCCGTTCATCGTGCGCGGCCTGATTGCCTCTCCTCCGGGCGCGCCCGGCGCCGATCCGACGACGGCCTACAATCAGGTCATCGTCGGCTTCAACAACGAGTGGCTGCGCTCGAACGGCGCTGGCCCCACTGGTATCAGCTAAGGAGTAATGACCAATGGCTGTTAATCTCTCTGCCATCAAGGACTTGCTCCTGCCGGGTCTGCGTGGTGTCGAAGGCAAGTACGAGATGATCCCGTCTCAGTACGACAAAATCTTCACCAAGCACGACTCGAAGATGGCTCTCGAACGTACTGCGGAAATGCGGTACCTCGGCCTCGCCCAGCTCAAGACCGAAGGCGGCCAGACCGCGTTCGACAACAGCGCCGGCGAACGCTACGTCTACAATCAGGAGCACACTGAAATCGCCCTTGGCTACGCGATCACTCGCAAGGCCATCGACGACAACCTGTACAAGACGCAGTTCCATCCGTCGAACCTCGGCCTGATCGAGAGCTTTCAGCAGACCAAGGAAATCTACGGCTCCAACATCCTGAACACGGCAACCACCTACAACGCTTCCATCGGCGGCGACGGCGTGGCGCTCTGCTCCACCGCGCATCCCATCGACGGCGGCACGGTGGCCAACAAGCCGACGGTGCAGGTCGATCTCAACGAAGGCTCGCTGCTGAACGGCATGATCGCCGTCCGCACGAACTTCAAGGATCAGGCCGGCCTGAAGGTGTTTGCCCGCGCGCGCAAGCTGATCGTGGCGCCGCAGAACGAGCCGGTTGCAATTCGTCTGACCAAGACGGAACTGCGCCCCGGCACTGCGGACAACGACGTGAACGCCATCCTTTCGACGGCCGGCGGCCTTCCCGAAAGCTACATGGTCAACGACTTCCTCACGTCGGCGTTCCCATGGTTCCTGCTCACGAACATCGACGGGCTCTCGTTCATGGAGCGCGTGAAGTTCGAGACTGACATGCAGGTGGATTTCGTAACCGACAACCTTCTGGTCAAGGGCTACGAACGCTACAGCTTCGGGTACTACAACTGGCGCGCCATCTACGGCTCGTTCCCGACCACCTAGCAAGGAGCTGCTCACATGGGCATTACTCACCTGAGCGGTCTGGAAGTCGCCGGCATTCCCACCATGGGCATGTCGGGGCTTCCGCTCACCACGGGCAGCGTCTACTTCGTTGACTACGTCAACGGAAGCGACGGCAACTCGGGCGCGGCGGACCAGCCTCTCCAGACCCTGTATGGGGCCCACTACAAGATGACGGCGGGTCAGAATGACGTCGCCGTTATCGTTGGAGACGGGTCAACGGCTGCCACCCAGCGCCTGTCGCTGGCCAATGCGCAGGTACTCGACCCGACGGCGTCCGCCGGCACGCTGGTCTGGTCGAAGAACGCATGCCACATCGTGGGCATGTGCGCTCCGACCATGGTTTCCCAGCGCGCCCGCATCGCACCGCCGACGGGCACCTATACGATGGCGACCTTCGGGTCGGGCAATTTCGTGACGGTGTCGGCGTCGGGTTGCATCTTCGCGAACTTCTCGGTGTTCAACGGTTTCTCGACCGGCGGCGCCAACCAGATCGCGTGGACCGACAGCGGCGGCCGCAACTACTACTCGAACGTCATGTTCGGTGGTGCGGGTGACGCGGCGTCGGCGCAGTCGACCAGCAGCCGTTCGCTGCTGATCAGCGGCAGCACGGGCGAGCATACCTTCGATAGTTGCGAGTTTGGCCTCGACACGGTGACGCGCACCGTTGCCAACGCCACGCTCCAGTTCTCGGGCGGTTCGCCGCGCAACACGTTCAGGGGCTGCAATTTCAGCTTCCAGACCAGCGCGGCTACCACGCTGGGCATCATCGTGGCGGCTGCGGCAGGCATTGATCGCTGGCAGAAGTTCGACCGCTGCACCTTCATCAACAGCATTCAGTCGACTTCGACGACGATGAACGGCCTCTCGACCCTCCCGGCGTCGGCGGGCGGCCTGCTGCTGATGAAGGACTGCACGCTCGTCGGCATCACCGAGTTCGGTACCGATGCCACCAGCCGTGGTCAAATCTATGTCGATGGCGCGGCCCCGACGGCTGGCACCAGCGGTATCGCCGTTAACCCCACTTGATGGAGTAAGCCATGAAGGCTCGTCATCGTAAGCATCGTGACGCCGGCGGCGTCGCCGAGTACGCGCAAGACATTGCCAATAACCCGAAGTCGTACACGGCTGAAGGTGGCGATGAGGTTACGAACGCTGCCAAGGCGCGCAAGCGCGGTGGCAAGACCGTCAAGATGCAGGGCAACATGGCCAAGCATCACGCCGGCCGCATGCCTCGCAAGAACGGTGGCCGCGCGGGGTCGAACATGAACCCGCTGTCGTCGGCTCACTCGGGTACCCCGGCCAAGGGGCGCAGCGTCAAGCAGATCGACTGATGGCATAGGGCGGGGGCTTTGGCCCCCGCCACTTCTTAGGAGATGCCCCGATGTCGGGTGCTTGGACGCGCAAGGAAGGCAAGAACCCTGAAGGCGGTCTGAACGCCAAGGGGCGCGCCTCGTTAAAAGCCGAAGGCCACGACATCAAGCCGCCGGTGTCGCGCCACGAGGCGCAGAAATCGGATGCCGCGGCATCAAGGCGCGATAACTTCCGTGCTAGAATGTGCGGGATGAAAGCGCGGCTCACCTCTGCCAAGACTGCACACGACCCCAACAGCCGGATCAATTTGGCGCTGAAAAAATGGGACGTGAAGTGCTGACATGACCGAACGCAAGAAATTTTGGGAAAAGCTCCCGCCGTCCGATCACCGGGAGAAGCACCTGAGCACTAAGGGCGTCAAAGTTGCGAAGGCCAAGGCGCGTATTGCAGGCCGTCCGTACCCCAATCTCATCGACAATGTCACCGCTGCGCGGGTGGGCCACACCAAAGGCGCAAAGAGCTAGGAGCCTGATAGATGCGTTCCATTGTTGTCACTGCCGGTCCATTTGCCGCTTCTGACGCAGACGGCATAGCGCAAAGCCAAACGCCGGCGGGTGCCTTTACTTTGAACGGCGCGCTCGTCACGGGCGGCGTTGCGTACCTTGGCGCCATGCGGCGGGTCTTGATCACGACGACCGCCGACGAGACGTCGCGCACTTTCACGATCACGGGAACCAACATTGCGGGCGACGTGCTGTCCGAGACGTTGGCCGGGGTGAACAACACCACAACCTACACGGTGCTTGATTTCTACACTGTCACTGCGGCGACCCATTCGGGAACGCTCGCGGGCAGCGTGACTATCGGCACGAATGGCGTCGGCGGCTCGTCGTGGGCTCGTCTCGACGAGTGGGCGCTGCCAAATGCGTCTGTGCAGGCGGTAGTGTCCGGCACGATCAACTACACCGTGCAGTATTCAAACGACGACCCCAACTCGCCGGCGGATGCCGTGCTGCCTGCGGCCATGACGTGGAATACGTTTGCCGCGGCGGCCGCCAGCACGGCCACGACGCATGCCACCTACGCCCCGTTGTGGCTGCGTGTTCAGGTCAATAGCAACACCAACCCTGCCTACGTCAGAGCTACGGTCACCCAGACGGGCGTCGTGCCGCTCTAATGACGACAAGTGGCACGTACACGTTTGACCCTTCGCTCGGCGAGTTGACGCTTCACGCATTCAATCTCTGCCAGCTCAGGAACACGTCGCTGACGCAGGAGCACCTTCAAAGTGCCCGCATCGCGACGAACCTGATGCTTGCGTCGTGGGCCAATCAAGGCGTCAACTTGTGGGCTGTCGATCTTGTGACGACGCCCGTGACGCAGGGCGTTTCGACGTACGCTGTCGACGGTAATACCGTAATGATCCTCGACGCCTACATGGTCACGACACAAGGTAGCGCCAGTATCGACCGCGTCATCATGCCGGTCAGTCGCTCCGAGTACGCGACGTATCCCAACAAGGAGCAGCAGGGTTTTCCGACGGTCTTCTGGTTTGATCGCCTGATCAATCCGACCGTCACGCTGTGGCCCGTGCCCGACGGCAACAGTACGTCGTCCCTGAAATATTACCGCGTCCGTCAAATACAGGACGCAAACATCACCAACGCGCAGACCGTCGAAATTCCTTACCTCTGGCTTGAAGCGTTTGCCGACGGTCTTGCCTATCGGCTGGCCAAGGTGTGGAACCCGCAAATCGCCGTGGGCCTCAAGGCAGTCGCCGACGAGACTTACAAGATCGCGGCGGAACAGAACATTGAGCAAGTTTCTCAATTCATCAGCCCGCAGATTTTCGGTTACTTCCGGCCGTGAGGTGATCCATGGGATACGCATCACGGTCAGGCAGAGCGAGGACCAGCCCCTCGGGGCCGCAAGCGCACGCAATCTGTGACAGGTGCGGTTTTCGCTACAATCACATCGACCTTGTGTGGCAATTCGACTGGCGTGGCGCGACGCTCCAGAACACGCGCGTTCTCGTCTGCGACCGCTGCAACGACGACCAGCAGCAACAACTTCGCGCCATCGTAATTCCGGCCGATCCCGTGCCGATTATGAACCCGCGCGTGCAGGATTTTGTCGCGGCCTCGACGACACGACGCACGACGAGCGGGCAGGATACGGTCGACTTTTGGACCGGCATTCCAATCCCCGGCGATGACACTCGCATCACGCAGGACGACCGGACCCGCGTCCCGCAGCAGACGGGCGAGCCGCCGGGCGGCCTGAACCAGCAGCCGGGTACCGATCCCAACGCGCCGGGCAACGACGATCCGGGGCTGCCCTACGAGAACACCGACGTACCGGAGACGGGGCCACTATGAGCGTTGTTCAAATCCCAAACTTGGGCGCGGCTATTGCTCTCAACGGCACCGAACAGCTTGAAGGAGTGCAGGCGGGTACGTCCGTCAAGCTGACGGTCGCCCAGCTCGGCGCCTACATCACTTCCCAATATCCCCCGCCGGGCGTGTCGAGCGTTGCAACGAGCGCGCCGATCACGGGCGGCACGATCACGACTACCGGCACTATCGGCCTTGCAGGGGCTGGCGTTACGAACGCCTACCTCGCCACCATGTCGGCGGGCACCGTCAAGGCCAACGTCACCGGCGGCTCCGCGCAGCCGACCGACGCCACCCCCAGCGGTGTCCTCGACATAATTGGCAGCGCGACTGGCGACACGTTGTATCGTGGCGCCGGGAACTGGACGGCCCTCGCCATAGGGACGCCCAACTACATCCTGTCGACAAATGGCGTCACCCCGCAGTGGGTAGATTTCGACAGCCTGCACACGCTGACCGTTGGAACGACGCCCATCTCGAACGGCGCTACCGGGCGCGTGCTGTACGACAATGGGGGCTTGCTGGGCGAGTATTCCGTCACGGGCACGGCGGGCAGCGTTGTTCTGAGCACCGGGCCGACGCTGTCGGCGCCGCAGTTCTCGACCATTGTCAACGCCGGCACGCTGACCTTGCCGACGGCCACCGATACACTGGTGGCCCGCGCGACAGCCGACGCGCTGACCAACAAGACAATCAGCGGCAGTACCAACACGATATCAAATATCGCTAACGCATCCTTGACAAATTCGTCCGTCACGTTCAACGGGGTCACCGTCGCGTTGGGCGCCAGCGGCGTCATCACAGCTACCGCTGCGTCAGTTACCGTCGGCAGCACGACGGTACTGGGCGGGACAAGCGGATATGTTTTGTACGACAACGGCGGCGTCGTTGGCGAACTTGCCACGACTGGCAGCGGCTCCGTCGTCCGCGCTAGTTCGCCCACGCTGGTCACGCCCGCCCTTGGCACACCCAGCAGCGGCACTCTTACGAACGCGACCGGCTTACCCTTGACGACAGGCGTGACGGGTAATCTGCCCGTCACGAATTTGAACAGCGGTACGTCGGCGTCCGCCTCCACGTTCTGGCGCGGCGACGGAGCGTGGGCGACGCCCAGCACCGTATCGGGGTCCATCGTTGTCGGCTCGACCGCAATTACCGGCGGCACAACAACCCGCGTCCTCTACGACAACGGCGGCGTGCTGGGCGAATACGCGGTCAGCGGCACCGGATCAGTGGCGCTTACGGGGTCGCCTGTTTTTACGACTCCCGATCTCGGGACGCCAAGCGCCGCAGTTCTGACAAGCGCCACTGGCCTGCCAGTCTCGACTGGTATCAGTGGTCTGGGAACAGGCGTTGCGACGGCGCTTGCCGTCAACGTCGGCAGCGCGGGTGCCCCCGTCGTCAATGGCGGCGCTCTCGGGACACCCAGTTCTGGTACCCTGACCAACGCGACCGGCTTACCCTTGACGACAGGCGTGACGGGTAATCTGCCCGTCACGAATTTGAACAGCGGTACGTCGGCGTCCGCCTCCACGTTCTGGCGCGGCGACGGCACATGGGGCACGCCCGCAGGCACTGGCGTCTCGACTTTCAGTGCTGGCACGACCGGCTTCACGCCCA